GCATGGAAGAATGAGGGCGTGAAAACCCTTGGCGATGTGCAAGCCCGCGACCAGCGGCGTAAGCCCCCGGCGGGTCAGCAGCCAAAGCGTTCTGCTGCCGATGACTACGATGAAATTTTCGGAGAACTTTTAGGAGGCTCGACAACATGACCGATACGAAATTGCGTGAGCTGCTGGTGGTCATCGATGACCACTACGGCCGCGCCCGCAGCTTGGAGGAGCGCAGGGCTGACACACAAATCTACATCCGGGCGTTCGGCGCCATCCCGGACGAGATTGTGGAAAAGGCACTGTATACGGCCTTTACACAGTGCAGATTCCAGAACCAGCTGATTGTGGACTGGTGCGCTGAAATCAAAAAGCTGCTGTCAGCCCAGCAGCCCTCGGCGAACGACCTCTGGGCGCAGGCTGCGGCAGCTGCCCGGAAAATCGAGGCAAATCTGTACTACCAGACCCACGGCGGATTCATTGCCCCCGATGGGCGCAAGCTGAAAGGCGAAGATTTCAAAAAGGAAAACGCGAAAATCTTCGCCGCCCTCCCGATGGTGGTGCAGCGGTGGGCTGGCTCCCCGGCAGACCTGTCGGAGATTTTCAGCAGCCGCAGCAGCGCGGATCTGCGCCAGTTCGTCCGTCCGGGCTTTGACCGGGCTGTGCAGGATGCCCCGGTTGAGAGTTTGCAGCCCCCGGCTCTGCCCGGCGGGACGGCCCCGGCACAGATTGGAGGTGGCACGGCATGAGGTCGAAAAGACCGCTTCGCAGCCTGATCGTGTGCGTTTCGTGTGCGATGGTTGGCTGCATTCTCACAAGCACGGCCTACTCCCGGCGGGTGAACGATCTGGAAACCGAGCGGGATATCTACGCCAGCAAGTCATCCAACTGGGAGCGCATGGCCGGAGAACGTGATGAAACCATTGACCAGCTCCAAACCGAGGTAGACAAGCTGACCGCAGAACTGAACGCCCAGACCGATTTGACCCTTACATACGCCGGGGCGTTCAGCTGCACGGCCTATTGTGCCGAAGAATACGCCCACATCTGTGGCGAGGGGCACGGCATCACATCCAGCGGCGCAAAGGTGCAGCCGGGCGTGACCGTAGCTGCCGACACCAGCGTTCTGCCCTACGGCACGGTGATCTATGTCGAGGGTGTAGGTCTCCGGGTCGTTCAGGACACCGGGAGTGCTGTGGTAGGTAACAAGTTGGACGTGGTGGTGAACACCCATGCAGAGGCTCTAAGCTGGTCTGGCTGGGGTTCTCACCGGGTTTGGATTGTCACAGCAGGAGGTGACGCTGATGCGGACACCTAAACAGAAAACCTCCGCCCAGAAGCGGTATGAGCAACTCAAGTCCCGTGGCCTGTGCGTTGCCTGTGGAAAAGTGCCGGCGCAGCCCGGCAAAACCAAATGCGTCCAGTGCGGCATCAACGCCAGCAAGTCGGCGCTGAGCTGGTATTACCGCAAGCACAAGGAGGTGCAGCATGGCACTGAATGAATATGGAGTCAAACTGGACAGCAACGGCTATGCACCCAGCATCCTCAACCAGCAGCCCACCTGCCTGATTTGCGGGCGATACCACACGGCCCGGCACGAGGTCTTTTATGGGCCCTACCGGGATAAGAGCAAGCGCTTGGGGCTGTGGGCGAATCTCTGCCCGTGGTGTCACCAGAACGGCCCGAACGCCATCCACCGCAACCATGACGAAGATCTCCGCTTGAAAAAGTGGGCACAGAAAAAGGCTATGGAGTATTACGGGTGGCCGGAAGCGCAGTTCATCAAAGAATTCGGGAGGTCGTACCTGTGATGCCCATCATCGCTATTGATCCCGGCAATGTGCAGTCTGGCTACTGCGTGATTGACCAGAAAACGCTCCGGCCGCTGGAGTTCGGCAAAATCGACAACGAGGAACTGCTGAAAAAGCTGGAATCGGCTGCCGAGCAGGGATGGCGGTGGGCGGTCATCGAAATGGTGGCCTCCTACGGAATGTCCGTTGGTCGGGACGTTTTCGACACCACGGTCTGGATCGGCCGGTTCTATCAGATGCTTTCGTCCCGGTGCCCAGTGCGGATGATGTGCCGCATCGAGGAGAAAAAGCACATTTGCCACGACAGCCGAGCCAACGACACCGCCATCCGGCGGGCGTTGATTGACCGATTTGCAGCCCATGACCTAAAAAACGGCAAGGGCACAAAGAAAGCCCCGGATTTCTTCTATGGCTTCAAGGCTGATGTGTGGGCAGCCTACGCACTGGGTCTGACCGCCATCGAGAACCGGGAGAACGACTATAAATTTTCGACTACTTAAAAGCTACTCGAAAGGAGCTTCATCATGGATAATTCTCTGTCTGAATCCGCACGTTTCGCAGTCTACCGTGAAAAACTCAAGGGCATCTGCGAGGCAAACAACCTGAGCTATGTGTTCATCAAGAACGCATATCCCATCAAGCTGGTTATCCGTCCGCTGGGCGGAGTCGGTGAGCAGATGTCGATGCTGGAAGAAGCGACCGAGGACAACTACATCTCACCGGGCGCATCCATCCTGTTCACCGTCAAGGACGGCAACCTGACCTACCGCATGAGCAAGACGTTCACCATCTCCGACACCCTGTTCAACAAAATCAAGAACATCTTCAAGAATATGCACTACCTCTGGCTCCAGTTCTTCTTCCGGGATTTGGTCGAGGGTGGAAAGCTGGCAGCTCTCGGCTACAAGATGCCTGACATTCCGGAATCCGGTGGGCAGCAGGATGCGCCCCGGGAAAATGAGCCTGATTCGCCGAATCTCCCCGGGGAGGCCGAACCGCTGGAAGAAGTCGAGGATGACGAGGAGGACGAGCCCACCTCGGATGAACTAACGCAGGCCACCGAGATTGCCCGGCAGAACAACGGCATCACACAGGCCATGTTGGAGGAAAAGATGGGCGTGAACGCAGAAAAGGCCATCGCCCTGCTAGATGACATGGAATCCGCTGGTGTGATCGAGTTCTCCAACGGTCACTACACCATCGCCGCTGCTGACAGCGAGGAGGAGTAACCTATGGCAAAGGCAGCAGTGACCCGCAGCATCCGGGATGACCACCAGAAGAACTTCCTCAAAATCTTCAATAGCCTGACTGGAAAGCACAGCCGCTGGGAGATTTGGGAGGACTTCGTCACCCTGACGGCCATCGAGATCTCGAACAGCACGGACAAGGTAAACGCCCCAGAGCGCACCAAGATGTACCAGACCATCGTTTCCAAATACTCCGCCAAGGAGCGGGAGGGCATGGCTGAAATGCTGGGCGAGGTAATCATGGGCATGGAGCAGAATCCAGACCAGGACTTCCTCGGTTCGCTGTACATGATGTGCGAGTTGGGCAACGACCACGCCGGGCAGTTCTTCACTCCCTACGATGTGTGCCGCTGCATGGCCGAGATTACGTTTGACCCGAAGCTGCACCCGGACATGGAGGGCTTCATCTCGGTATCTGACCCGGCCTGCGGTGCTGGGGCCACGCTGCTTGCCTTTTTGAACGTCTGCAAAAGGCGGAATATCTGCTACCACAACAAAGTCCTTGTCATAGCCCAAGACATTGACTTCATCGTTGGGCTGATGTGCTACATCCAGTGCAGCTTCATGGGCTGCGCTGGATATGTAGTCATCGGTGACACACTTGTAAATCCGGCAACGGCCTACGACAGCCGCGGATTGCTGCCCGCAGGACCACAAAACCGTATCTGGTATATGCCGCTTTTCTCAACCGATGTGTGGTATATGCGCCGCCAGATAGCGCAGATGAACCTGCTGTTTGAACCGAAAGGCGAACCGGCAAAAATCGAAAAATCCGATATTAAGCCCGCAAATTTGCAAAAATCTATCAAAAATGAGCCTAAAGCCCCGGAAAACGAGCCTCTTAACGAAACCAAAACCGGGCAACTCACGTTTTTCTAACCCGAAATAAGAAAGGAGTATCCCTATGGCAGACATTACTTACATCCCCATTCGGCAGTTGTACCCTCACCCCGACAACCCCCGCAAAGAACTGGGAGATTTGTCCGAACTTGCAGCCAGCATCAAGGAAAATGGTGTGTACCAGAACCTGACCGTAATCCCCGGCCACTACCTCAACAGCCGGGAGTACATCGCGAAGTGCGTTGACGAGGGTGGGGATGCCGCCGCAGCAGCGGCAGCATGGACACCCAAGGCCGTGTGGTCCAGCGAGGACTACACTATCATCATCGGCCACCGCCGGGCTGCGGCAGCGCAGCAGGCAGGGGTGTACGAGCTGCCCTGCGCCATCGTAGAGATGGACGAGCGGGAGCAGATGCAGACCATGATGATTGAGAACATGCAGCGCAGCGATTTGACGGTCTATGAACAGGCACAGGGCTTCCAGATGATGATGGACTTTGGGCAGACCGTGGAGCAGATCTCCGACAAGTCTGGCTTCTCACAGTCCACCGTTCGGCGGCGTATCAAGCTGCTGGAACTGAACCACGACAGCTTCAAGAAAGCCGAAAAGCGCGGTGCAACCCTGTCTGACTTCGCCCAGCTGGACAAAATCGAGGACTTGGAAGCCCGAAACCGGGTATTGGAGACCCTCGGCACGCAGAACTTCAACCGGGCTATGCAGGATGCGCTGAACACGCAGAAGTGGAACCATTACCGGGATGACATCATTGCTAAACTTCAGGAGTTCGCAAGGCGAGTAGATGATGCCGACAGGCAGAAATACTCCTACGTGAAAAGCTGGGGCAGCTGGAAAATGAACTGCAAAGACGAGTTCACCGTACCTGATGATGCCGGTAAGGTCGAATATGTGTTCGAGGTTGGCAAAACTGACATTATCCTCTACAAGAAGCGAGATGCAGCTGTCGAGGACGAGGAAAACGCCGCACGAGAAGCGGCACGGGCTGCTGACGAGCTTGCTCACGAACAGTTCTCCAGCACAACCAAATTCATGTATGAGTTGCGCCGGGACTTCGTGAAAGACCTGACCCCGGCAGAGTGCAAAAAGCATTTTTCGGCCATCATGGAATACGCCACACCGCTGCTGTCTGGGTACGGCCGAGTAAGGGATGATGAAAATGTGCTGCATCTGCTCGGTGTTGCCTTGGACGAACAGGTTCAGGATGACACCGAACTGGAAGACACACTGAAAATGTTCAACGCCTATGATACCGAGCCGGAAAAAGTTCTACTGGCAATGGCCTTTGATGCACAGGACGGCGAGCGCACGGGTTATTGGAGCACCATCTGGAGCAGCGAAGCGGGCAAGAGCGTGTATAAGCACAACGAAAACATCCCCCTCAATCGTACCTATGAGCTCCTGACAGCCCTCGGCTACGAAATGGCCGATGATGAAAAGGCTCTGCAGGAGGGCACCCACCGGCTTTTTGCGGTGTATGGCTCCGGCAGCAAGGCGGACACGCCCTGCGATAAGTGCAAAGTTGCTCACCCTGAATGCGACAAGTGCTGCAAAACTTGCGATGACCACTGCAATGCGTTCCAGCTGTGCAGAAAGGAGTATGGCGAATGACCGACCTTGTAAAGTGTGACCGCTGCGGCACACCGTTCAGCATCCAGACAGCCGGCATCCGCAGTACATGGAGCGGCGATTACATGGTGCAGTATTTCACCTGCCCCGGCTGTCACCATCGCTATCAGATTCTGACCACGGACACTGAACTGCGCCAGACCGTTGAACGGCACAAGAAAATTGCCGCAAAAATCCGTATGGGGCAGAGCAAGCATTTCCGGCCGGGAACGCTGAAAAAGTATCAGGCTGAAATGGAAAAGCTGGAGGCCGAGCAGAAAAAGCGGCGAGATGAACTGCTGGACAAGGGCGACGAGATCCTTGCCCGGCTGGGAGAGGAGTAAACCATGGATGACCTGAAAGAATACGCTGACCGCCTCAAGTTTGAAATCATGGCGGCTGACTTTCTGACCACCGAAGACCGAGAAATGGTCTTTGGCCTCATCGAGAAAGTGCTGGGTGATGACAATGCCTGATCAGATCTTCATCAACATTGCGCTGCTGGCCGTGGGCGTGGCTATCGGTGCCCTGCTGGGCGAAACCAGCCGGCAGCAGCATGACCGCCAGCTGTTCCGGGAGTACATCAACTTTATGACTGAATCGGAACACAACAACGAGCTGCTGTTCCGGGAAGTGATTCGGTTTCAGACCGAGAAAGGAGCCAACCATGAGAAAGAGTAATCGCCCGCCGGAGCCCGGCGCACGGGGGCTTCTGCGCCTGACCTGCCCCTGCTGCGGCAAGGAGTTCGGTACATACCTCCACGTTGCGCAAATGTCCATCGGCTGCCGCTGCGGGGCTACGATTTCACTGGAACGTGGCCTTGCGCCGTATGAGTTCCAATGCAGCTGTTGCGAGTTCCACGCCAAGGGCAAGACCAACATTGCGGAACAGGAATTTACAGTGCCGTGCAAGTGCGGCAACCCCATCACGCTGCACTGGAACAAAGACACACGGAGGTACACGGAATGAACTGGGCAATTGTAATTCCGGTCGGCATCGGCATCGCGGTGCTGCTGTCCATCGCGCTTGTCGCAATCGATGTTTCCGGGCAGATCAGCCGGCAGGAAGAAGCCGACGAGGTCAGGTTCTACTGGGACAGTATGCTTATGTACTCCAAGAGAGTCAGCCCTGATGCCCCGCCAGACTATGAAGTCAAAACGCTTTACGAGAACCGCAAGGATTTTTGTGCGGGATGTGCAGAGTACAACTTCTGCCGCAGCGCAACGATGGTTTACACGCATAGCCCGCGCAGAAACGGTTATCCATGGGTCTGTCTGAAAAGGGGGTGTTCAAAATGACACTGGAAGAAGCACTGCGCTTTATCGACCCGGAAACCGACATGGACGCTCTGGCCGAGGTCGAGTATTACAATGGCTTCAAGGGCAAGGAGGCCGCAGCGAAGACCCTCCGGGAAGCCAGCCAGATGGTCGTTGATTTTATCCGTCGTGTATCGTGGCACGATGCCAAAAACCCGCCGCCTGTCCACGATGAAAGCTGGGAGAACGCAGGAGAAAAGCACTGCTGCATTATGAGCGAAATGGTGTGGGTCTGCTGCGAGAGCCGGAACACCATGAAGGGCTGGATTGAAAACGGCAAGTGGTACATCGAGGATGGCCGCCCAGCGGCAGATACGCCCTATGGTCCCGTGAAGTTCTGGGCTCCGCTTCTGGAGCCGCCGGAGGTGACAAAATGAAAATCATCACAGTTGAGCATGAGGTTTCGCCGGAACACGGGAAATGCACATTCGGTGGGGACTATTACGGAAAAGATGTGTGCAAGTACCATGCACTTCGCACTCAAACCCATGGACGCAAGGCTCCGCCAGAATACAGAAAGCCCAAATGCTTGCTGTTCGATTGCTGGCTTGAGCAGCCGTACAAGAAATGCGAACCCTGCCGCAGGGCGTGCGCGGAGGTTGACGAAAAGTGAAAGCAGTTCTTTTGAGCATCCGGCCCGAATGGTGAAAAAAGATTCTCGGTGGCGAAAAGACTACGGAAATTCGCAAAAGCCGCCCCAATTTAGAAACGCCGTTCAGGTGCTACATCTATTGTGCAATTCCTGTCGGAAATGTCATCGGCGAGTTTACTTGCGACAGGATACGTTTTTACAGCGGCAAGTCATGGTTGGTCAAGGAAGATGTCGAAAGCGTAACCGCTGGTAGTTGTCTGTCTTTGGAGCAAGTCAAAGAATATGCCGGATGGAGAAAAGCTGCATCGTTTATGGATCGTAAAGATTTGTATGCGTGGCATATCTCTGATTTGAAAATCTATGATAAGCCTCTACCTTTAGGCAATTTCATTCCGAACTGCCGCTACCTTGAGGACGAGGCTGGATGCCGTGCATATAGAGAACATGGATGCAGCTGTCCTGACCAGCGGTATGATCTCAACCCGGATGGAAGTGTCAACATGGCGATATGCCAAAGGAGCGTGAAACGACCACCGCAGAGCTGGTGCTATGTGGAAGAGAAAGATATAGTGGACTTGCTGTACAGCAATAAGGAGGAAAACAATGTCTGATATAAGACCGATTGACGCAACTGCACTTCAAAATACAATTTCCGAGTGGCGCAAGAAAGAGATGGAAAATGACAACTCCATTACTGGTTCTGCGATTATTGATGCATTTGGCGATGTACTAGATGCAATCAGCGTTGCCCCTACCATCGACATTGATCCACGATGGGTGAGCGTCAAAGACCGCCTGCCGGAGTTTGAAGATGACGAGCCGTTTATCCGCTGCATTGTGAATGTCATTCGGTGGAGTGAGGGCTGGACAGGCCTTTGGAACCAGCCAGAGCCGACACTGAACGAGGAAGAGTTCACCGCTGCTGCTACCTATAACCCGGAGCAGAAAATTTTCACAGTGTATGATGGCTTTGGCAGCTCGATGGTCATAAACGCTCTGCTTTCCCCTGATGACGGCGGCGGTGAATCTGGATGCCGCATCACCCACTGGATGGAGAATCCGGCCCCTGTTGGCTTTTGGGAAAAGGAGGCCAAAAATGATGTACAGAATTGAGATTTCCGAAGAATCCCTCCGCATCATCGGTCTGGCCGTGGAGGAATATATGCGGATCCGCATGGGCCAGTTTGAAGCCCTTTCCGAAGACCTCGTTTATGAGGGAAAAGACCGCAACAAGCTGTATGAGGACCAGTACAAGTTCGGCGTGTACAATGAGCGCAGCCGGAGCGTTGAGAAAATATTCAATCTGGGCTACCAGATGGCGTTTCCTCCGTTCGGCAATCGGGAGCGGCAGCATGAAGCATGGGGAACGTGCATTGACCTCGTCCACGCCATCGAGCACCAGCAGTGGCTTGATGCGCCAGAGGGCAAAAAAGAGGCACCCGGCACCACATATCGTTCCCACGGGCCTGTTCCGCTAGGCAGAGAACCGTACCCGAAAATCGAGAAGGTGGAAGAATGAGCTGCCTGTCTTGTGAGAACTACATTCCCCTCGACCCGCCTATCCAGCGCACCGATTCGCACGGCCAGACCTACAAGGTGCCGGGATTGTGCAAAATTGGAGCGGACCGCATAATTTCTGGGTTTCCTGTCTATCTTCCAACGGCAAAATGTGATAAAATAACAGAAGCACCGTTGCAAAACGGCAGCTGAATTATGACGGAGGTAGGCTGTGACACTACAGGAATTGTCCAAGTATTATGACATTCAGATGACCCTCGAAAAAGACCGTGAAGCCTTGGAGAATCTTCGGCAGAAAATCAATCCTGCCTCCCCACAGCTGACGGGTATGCCACATACGCCCGGTGTTCGGGACAAGGTGGCGGATCTGGCTGTGGAACTGGCTGACATGGATGAACGTGTCCGCTGGTTGGAGGAACAGGCAGCGGAAGAAAAGCCCAAGGTCGAGGCGTACTGCAAGAGCATCATGGATGCCCGGCTTTATCTGATCTTCCGGCTGCGGTTTGTCCGCTGCTACTCGTGGGCAGAAGTTGCCGGAGCACTCGGAAAGTGTTACACAGAAGCCGGGGTCAGCCGGATGGCCTACAACTACCTCGAATCACATTGACCGATAAGCCCTGCATTTGCGGGGCTTTTTATTTTTGCCCGAAAAACTCAAATTCAACCTCAAATTATCATAAAATACGGCCAAATATAGAAATGAGTTTTACATTTTGGCTGCCAAAAGTTAAATTCAAACTGAAAATATCAAAAGTCAATGCAGATTGTTTCACACGGTGATGGACGGTGTAGGACGGTTTCACACGGCGCGTAATGCCGTGCAATAAACAAGAACGACCAGCAACGAAGAAGAACGAAAGCCAACGAGCAGCAACGAGCAGCAACGCTTTGATATGGATTCAGATGACAACGGATGCTCCCGGTGATATGATTAGGATGCAAAATCCGAATCAAGCCAAGCGGTGCCTGCCAGAAATGGCGGGTGCCGCTATTTTTATACCTGAAAGGAGGATTCCGAGCCGCACGCTGCTCTCCTTTGCGTGTGGCATTACCGCAGCACCCCGAAAAGCTGAGGTGCTGCAAGCTGGACATTTCGCCGTGTCCAGCCGCAAAGAAGGAGATTTTTCCATGTATCAGAAAATCAAGGCGAAATTCAAGGCAAGTCCCACTATTTTCTACGCCTGCTCCATCGTAGCATCGTGGGCAGGAGTAGGCAGCTTGATGAACTTCCGCACCATTGCATTGCGATACGGAGCAGTTCCGGCAATCATCTGGGCGGTGTTCAATTCTCTGGCATGTATCACGTTCGGCTTGTTCGCTGACCGTGTTCCGTCCATTCGGCGCGTCATGCAGAGCAAGGTGATGTTCTACTTCATCGGTCTGCTGACGCTGTTTCAGACGTGGACGCAGATGAGCGGCATCTACGAGATCTTTGGCGATACACCCATTGGAACCAAGGGCGGCATGATTATCGTGTACGTCACCTGTGTGGCGTTTCTGATTATGTTGCTCAAAGATGGCATGATTCGCAACGTGCTATCCGATGGCTTTTCATGGGTGGTCGTTTATGGCCTGCTGGCCGTAGTAGTGGCTGCTGCTCTGGTGTACACTGGCGGCACGTTCGCCGTCATCGACACCGGTGTAAACGCCGCTGGTATTAAGGCTGGCGTGTACAACGGCTTACTTCTGCTGCCCGGCCCATTTGCTTGTCCGTATTACTATTCGCTGTTTGAGTACAACGATGAAAATACGGACGGCACCAAGCGCGGCAACATGAAAAAGGCCTTCGTGATGGCGGGCGTGATGTTTGGCATCTACATGGTGCTGGCTGCGCTGCTCACGTGGGTGCGCTTCAGCCCGGTGCTGAACGTAATGAAAGCTATCTTGATTACGGTCATCGCCATTTCCTCGCTGTCTACCTATCTCTACTGCGAATATCTGGTTTTCGGCAAGAAGTTTGGCTTTGCACTGGACGTTCTCACCGTGGCCTCGTGGCAGATCCTGATTCCGCTTGGCGTTATGGGCATCTGGCAGCTGATGAGCACGATCCGCATCTACGTTGTCGTAGCCGCCGTCCTGTTCTCCATCGTTCTGGACCTCGTTTCTGACAGGAAGGAGGCCGCACGGTGAACATCACGGTAAAGAAGCTGGCAGAGCTGCATAAGCCTACCCACAACATCCGCCGGCACTCCGACAAGCAAATCACCGAGTACATCCGCAGCATTGAGATGTTCGGTCAGGTGAAGCCGCTGGTCGTTGCCGAGGATGGCGAAATCATTGCCGGCAACGGTCTGTACGAAGCCCTGCTCCGCATGGGTCGGGAAACCTGCGACTGTTATGTGATGGTCGGGCTGACCGATGTGCAGAAGAAAAAGCTGATGATGGCCGACAACAAGGTCTATGAACTCGGCTTTACCGATGTGGATGCCATCGAAGAACTGGTCAAGGAACTGGACGGCGATGTGGACGTTCCGGGCTGGGATGCTGACCTGCTGGAAATGCTGAACAGCACCACGGATGAAGCTGATGAAGTAATCAGCTCCTACGGCGATTTCCCGGAAAACGAGATCGCACCCATCAGCCGCCATCAGGCAGAGGAACACGTTCCGTATGCCGAAACACCGACCTACCCGGTGGCTCCCGCCCCGCAGCCTGCTCCTACCGTCTCCGCTGCCCCGCAGCAGCCCTCCACAGTGCTGGAGGTGTCTACACCTTCCGAACCGCAAACCGCTGCTCCAGAGGCGGACAGCGGCGTGGAGCAGCACAGGTGCATCCGTTGCCCGAAGTGTGGTGAACTGATATGCCTGTGAAAGTAGTGGAAAGCAGCATGAACGTGCTGCAAGCGGCGAAAATCCGTATCCGCAATGTGTTCGCAAACGGCTGCAAAATTTATCTGTCGTTTTCCTCCGGCAAGGACAGCCTGTGCATGGCCAACCTCGTGTATGAGATGATTCTCTCCGGCGAACTCGACCCCAAGCAGCTGACGGTGACATTCATTGACGAAGAAGGGCTTTACCCCTCCATGGTCGATGCAGCACACCGCTGGCGGCGCAACTTCCTGTCGGTCGGCGCGAAATTCTTATGGTTTTGCTTGCCGTTCAAGCAGGTGTGCGTGATAGACCACCTTTCCGCGTCAGAATCGTGGATAACATGGGAGCCGGGCAAAGAAGATGTGTGGATGCGTACCCCGCCCGATTTTGCCATCAGGTACAGCCCATACCTGCATCACCCCGGAGAGATGAACTACCAGACGTTCTGCGAAAAGGCGTTCCGCGACGGCATTCAGCTGGTCGGCCTGCGCACGGCAGAAAGTCTGACCCGCTTTAAGTGCATCGCCAACACCAAGATGGAGCGTATCACAAAAGGCGGCAAGTTCTATCCCATCTACGATTGGGCCGATTCCGATGTTTGGCTGTACATCAAAGAGCGAAACCTTGAATTCCCTGAAATCTATATGCGTTTGTACGAAGCTGGTGTGCATAAAAATGCACTCCGGCTTTGCGCTTTCTTTGGAGATACCAGCACACAAGGCCTACGGTGGGTTGCAGAAACCGACAACGACCTGTGGGAGCGTATCCAGCGGCGAGAGCCAAACGCCTACCTCGTTCTGCTTTACTGGGATTCCGAGATGTTCCGGCGCAGCACCCGCAAGCGGCGTGAGCTGGAAGCAGATACCGAACAGAAGGATTATAAAGCCCTCTGCAAAGACCTGCTGTTCCTCCACCCGGAGCGGTACACCATCGCCAAGGACACCTTATCCCACATCGACCACTGGCGAGGCCTGTTCATAAAGACCTATGGTATCGCTGAACAGAAGCACTACAAGACCATGTATGAGGGGCTGCTGTACGGAGATCCCAAGATGCGTATCCTGCGCATCCTCTGGACCACCATCTACAACGACCACAACGCCCGCATCAAGGAGGAGCAGAACCATGGAAAACATTGACGTATTCGCACCGCTGGCGTCCCTCCAGTGGGTAGACCGCAACACCATCCACGCCAACGACTACAACCCCAACAAGGTCAGCGAGGAGAACCTGAAGCTGCTGGTGCAGTCCATCCTGACCAACGGCTGGACGCTGCCCATCGTGGTACGCCCGGACGGAACCATCATTGACGGCTTCCACCGCTGGACAGTATCAGGCCGTGAACCGCTGCTGTCCCTGCTGGGCGGCAAGGTGCCTGTCGTAGTCGTAGACCATCACGGCGACGAGAGCGCCGACGTGTACGGCACCATAACCCACAACCGTGCCCGTGGCACCCACCTGTTGGAGCCGATGAAAGCCATTGTCAAGAAACTCATTGACGAGGGCAAGACCGTGGAGGAAATCGGCAAGCAGCTGGGCATGAAGCCCGAAGAAATCTTCCGCCTGTCCGGCTTTACCAAAGACGATTTCCTGAACATGATGACCAAGGGTCACGACACATACTCCAAGGCTCAGGTCATCCGCAGCGTATGAAATCGTCCTTGCCAGCGCTCATGCTGGCAGGGGCTTTATCTCGAGGAAAGGAATCATCACTATGGACTACTATGATTTTGTGGCATCCGCCATTGCTGCCGTCGCCAGCCTCTATAATGCAAACGCTGAGCTGGCACATCTCCAGAAGATCGGCGTGAAAGACGTGTGCGTACTCTGGTGCGGCAGCACCCTTCAGAACAACAAGGCTTGGCTGTCCACCACCGTCCCTGACTGTATGTACTACGAGGCAACCTACGACGGCGACAAGAAGGAGCTGCGTCTGGATGCCTATAGGAAGATTCAAAGCGTGAGCATTCCCTGCTGAAAGGAGCACGACACCATGAACACCGTAACCGTATACGCCTGTCCCAGCGTCCCTATGGACAGCATCGAGTGTACCATCGAGTATGACCCTGCTGTGGTCGAAGCCTTTCTGCATCCGCCCAACAGCGGACAGGAGCGGGCCGACGATGGCTCGTTCGGTGACGAAAAGGTACTGTGACGGGGGTGCCCCATACTGAGCGGGCTCGACGACCCCGAATTCAATCTACACAGAGGAAATTTTTTCAAGAACTTTAATTGAAAAATTTGCAAAACCTCTTGACATTTGTGTCACACATAAATACAATATTGGTGTGACATAAATGGAGGTGATTGGATGTCACCCGTTGGAAGACCAAAAGCAGAGAATCCCAAAGAAGTCCGTTTTAGCATTCGTCTGGATGCCGAAACTGAACAACAGCTTGCGACCTATTGCACCAAGAATGGTGTTACGAAGGGAGAGGCTATCCGTCAGGGAATCAAACTGCTATTGGAGAAAAAAAAATAAAGTGTTGGCCGCCCTCGCAAAGCATAACCAACACTTCATTGCACCATTCCCGTAGGTTTGGTAAATATATTCTATCATTCCTCCGGGATTTTTTCAAGGAGGATTTTCGAAAATGAACGAAGCAGAAACCCGCATTTTGCAGATGAAGCAATACATCAAAACCTCAAATATGAAGCATGATATGTACTGCTTCTCGTCCAAAGACTTTGCTGCAATACATGAGTTTATGAAGCGAGATGGCTTTAGTGCTATTGAACTTGCGTTTCTTTATGGTGAAGCAAAGGGATATCGAAAAGCAAAGGCGGTCATTAAAGATGCCTAAGCTGAACTTGATTAGAAAAAGATTTGGACGGCTTTCAGTCATTGAGTATGCGGGTGTGAAAGGACATTTCTCGCAGTGGAAATGTCTTTGCGACTGTGGAAACATCGTGACTGTCCGGGGAGCGAATTTAACGAGCAACGCTACCAAATCATGTGGATGTCTTTATGGAGAAAGTAATATTACACACGATGGTTCTCACACTCGACTCTACAGGATTTGGTATGGCATTATTCGCAGGACGGAGGATTCAAACCGAAAAGAATATGCTAACTATGGTGG